ACGCTGACACGCGCACATTGAGATTGTCTGGCATGGTGTTGCCAGCAGCGATCCAGTCAGCGACCATACGTCGTTCTTGCGTCGGCAACCAGTACCGTATCGACGGGGTAAGCCGTGCTATTTCAGCGATAGCATCCAGCATTTGGACAGACTGTAGATCGCCGCTATCGAACCAACGGTGAAACCCGTCGACGTTGTAGCGTTCGATCTGAAATACCATGCTGGCCACCCATTGATCGCGAGGCGTCGATTGCCACCGGGCGAGATTGTCTTTCCAGCCTTGGTCGACGCTAGGGCGTATCTTTTGTAACCGGCGAGCGTAGCAGCTGGCGCACGGGGTACCGGCAATCTTGGCCAATTTTGACCCGGTGATACAGGCGAACGCATCAATCGCGAACGTTGTGCCGGGCATCTTGGTATTGCCGGTGCTGATCTTCCCGGCTTGTCTGGCGTCTTTTACTTTCATGTCTATTCCTCCCGTAATTTTGCAAGGTATGCGGCGAGGGTTTCTAGCTCGCCACCCGTTATATGGGCATCGCATAGGTCATCTAAGGCCTGCTCATAAAGAGTTTTCTGTTTTTCGTCCATTGTCTTTCCCTACAGGTTAACACGTTGGAACGGGTGACCATTGCTGGCCACCCGCTCGGACGTGTTAACCCGCAAAATTCCATAGCATATGTGCGGGCGATTTACGTTCGATATAGACCGAACGTTTGCCGTAATGTGTCCCAACCATAGTGGGACCAAACGTGATACCGTAACGCTTTTTGGCTACACGTTTCCGGGTAAGGCCCCAAGAATACCGATAGCCTTGGGTACCGTCGTTAAGAGGTGAACGTTTAAACATGGCAATTTCCTTTCATGGTTGCCGTTGGAACATAGAAACGTCCGGATTATACACCGGGCGCTTCCATGTTGCAACGCCTAATCGACGGACCATTTATCGCGTTCGATTGTGTAGCTTTGGACGTGTTCGTTAATCAGGTTTAGACCGGGCGTTTCCAGATCATAGTGATCCGCAAAGTACTGCGCTTCTTCGCGCGTCCGGAATTCATACTTGGCCAGAATGTCGCCGCTAGGGCTGTATGTGGTTAAAACGTACATATTTCTATACCTCCTCCGGTTTCATATTTTCCGCCCAATCCGTTTTCCAATGTTCCGGCATATCGTTCCAGATATCCTCAATTTCCTCAGCATTTAGAGTGATCCCGTCGCCTAGCATCAGATAGCTGAGAAAATCCCAGCCCAGCACTCGGGCGGCGGCGCTATACAAAACGCCATATAAACCGCCGTCGTGGTAGCACATATCGGGCGTTTGCCAATCCGCCGCCTGATCACTATCGGACAAATTGGCGTCATACATTAGCGAAAAGATATCCGCCGCTGTTTCAAACCGTGTTCGCATGTCTTCTCCTTATCAAAAAAAAAGTACCAACTGGCACCATACCAAAATTGCACCAGTAGGTCTATGGTTTATTTGCATACCTGCTATGCGTTTGTGTCTATTGACACGGCAAATCTGCATAGCTCATGGGTCCAGCTATGCGCTCAGTGCATGGCCTAGGATGGCCTGTGAGTGCCCATGTCGCATGTCCCGGGTAGGTACATACCCGAAAAGGTAGATTGCGCTGTATGACGCTCTACAGCCGTTTTAGAGCTATATAGCAAAAATGTATAGTTTAACCGCCTGCTATACATTTTCGTTATATCTACCCGGTATATAAAAACGTGATATCAGATATAACAAAAACTTATACCGTGCAAGTACACGCAATAAACGTTGTATGTACACGCGCACACACACTCTAGAATTATTCCAATTGTGGCAAAATGAAAATCCTGGGTCCACATTGTCGCCACATTGTCGCCACAATTGTCCACCGTTGCCGATCCGCAACAGTGTGACAATCTTGCAACAGTGTGTCCCATCGACAACAGTGTGACAATTTTGCAACACTTGGTCTGTGGCCGGTGTGCAACAGTGTGACAATTTTGCAACACTTTGGATGTTCATGGTTTGTTCCAGTTTTGTTCACGGTTGAGAACAAAGTGAGAACAAAACGTGAACGACCCCCCCGCCGGGTGTATAGTTATTGTATGTTCAATGCGTCCATTCTGGGGGACATTTTGAAAACCTGTTGACACTTTGTTTAACATACTGTATAATAGCAGTATGAAGTACATTTTGTGGACACCCTGTGCTCTTCTGGTGGCGTATGTCATCTATATCATTGCAATGGCAATCTGGGGAACATTTAATGGCTAAGAAAACAGGGAAGTATCCCAGCTATGTCGAACCTAAGTCTCTGGACGCTGATCTGACAGAGAGAGAACACCAATTCGTCATTGAGCTTGTAGACAACCACTGTGAACCAGTTGATGCTTTCTTTGCAGCAGGGTTTGTCTGTAACCAAGAGCTGGCACACGCCAAGAACCGTGCCAAGCGCCTGCAACGCCACCTGTGGCTCCACATTGAAAAGCGGATCAAGGAGCGGGTAGGTGAAACGGCAACACTGGCCCTGACTGTGCTAGAGCGTCTGATGCGCGAAGCAGAGTCGGAAAACGTCAAGCTCAATGCTGCACGGGACATTCTGTCTAGGGCGGGCTACGACGCAGTTCACAAGCAGGAAACTGTAGTCAAAGAGGTCACTGAGCTAACAGACGCAGAGCTAGACGAGCAGATCGAACGGTTGTCTCAGAACGTGGTAAAGCTACGTGGATAAGGGCAAAGTTTTAGAGCTACTCCAAGAAAAACAACGGCGGCTAGAAACAAGACGCATTGCACAATACGACCCATACGGTTACCAGACAAAGTTCCACACTGAGGGTCAAAGTTGTCCACAACGCATCTTAATGGCGGCTAACCGGGTAGGGAAAACCTACTGTGGAGCAGCGGAGACAGCATACCACCTGACCGGAGAGTACCCGGAGTGGTGGAAGGGACATAAGTTTAACAAGCCGATCAGGGCGTGGGCAGCTGGTGAGTCAAACGACACCACCAGAGACATCATCCAGAAAGAACTTTTTGGCAACCCACAAGACCCGACAAAGAAAGGCACTGGCGCTGTTCCCTTGGACAACATCGTTGAAACAGTGCGTAAACCGGGTGTACCAAATGCCTTTTCGTCCGTGCTGGTCAAGCACAGATCAGGGGGCAACTCCCAGATAAGTTTCAAAGCCTACGAACAGGGTTTTGAGAAGTTCATGGGCGAGGCAATAGACGTTGTCTGGCTAGACGAGGAACCAAAACAGGAAATCTTCAGCCAGTGCATAACGCGAACCGCCGATACAGATGGGATTGTCTATATGACTTTTACCCCGGAGCGGGGGATGACATCCGTAGTCTCGGCTTTTATGAACGACCTGAAACCGGGTCAGAGTTTAATAACAGCAACATGGGACGACGTAGACCACCTAGACGAAAAAACAAAGGAGCAGCTGCTAGCTGTCTATAGCCCGGCAGAGCGGGACATGCGCTCAAAGGGTATTCCGGTGTTTGGCTCAGGGTTGGTCTTTCCTGTCTCAGAAGAGGACATCGTCTGCGAAGATTTCGACTTGCCAGAACACTTCCCCCGGCTGGCTGCAATTGACTTTGGCTTTGATCACCCCACTGCCATCAGTTGGGTCGCATTTGACGCAGACGATGACATAATTTACGTCTATGACGAATACAGGAGAAGCAAAGAGACACCTCTGACACATGCAGCAGCACTCAATGGCAGGACACCCGGCATACCTGTGGCCTTTCCACACGATGGACTACAGCATGACAAAGGCTCCGGTATCCAGCTTGCACAGCAGTACAGAGACCTAGGTGTCTATATGCTACCAGATCATTTTACCAACCCACCGGCAGAAGGCAAACTAAATGGGAATAACTCAATTGAAGCAGGCATTAGCGAAATGCTACAACGATTTGAAACAGGCCGTTTGCAAATTTTTGAGTCCTGTGCAGAAACTCTGGAAGAAATGCGCCTCTATCATCGGAAAAACGGAAAAGTAGTTCCGATCAAGGACGACCTGATCTCGGCAATGAGATACGCAGTGCTCTCAGTTGAACGCTTTGGCGAGAAGCTCAAAAACAAAACACACTACCGTAAATACGGATTCGAACAAGAAATCAAATACTCTAGCGCAGGAATAGTATAATGGACTTAAATCCTTTTGAACGATTCAAACTCCGTCGCCAAATGTACAGAAGAATGTTAGGCAATCGTGATAGAATTAAAAAAGAAAAAGAAGAACAAGAGAGAAAACGTAAAAAGCGCGAAGACTACATAAAATCAATTGATCCTAACAAAGGTATTTATCTCTAATGCCATTTAGCAAATACAGCCCAAAACAGAAAAAGCTGGCACGGGTCGCACCACCTAGAAACAAGATTACTGGTGCTGATTTTAAAAAGCTAAGGAAGAAAAAAAATGGCAAGAGGAAAGTCAAAGCCTAACGACCCGGCCAAGTGGTCACGTGCCAAGGCAAAGGCCAGAGCCAAGTTCAAAGTCTACCCAAGCGCATATGCGAACGCTTGGGCTGCAAAGGAATACAAACGCATGGGTGGCACATGGTCAGGTGCCGATAACAGGGTAAAGAAACGTGCGAAAAGCAAGAAAGCGTAGAGGTGGTCTGGGCAAGTGGTTTGACGAACAGTGGGTGGATGTCAAAACCGGAAAGCCTTGTGGCCGCAGTGGTAAGAAAGACAAGCGTGGATACCCTGCCTGTCGCCCTAAGAAGGTGGCAAAACGAATTTCAAAGTCTGAAGCTAGAAAGAAAACTGGACCCGGCAGGGTAAACTGGTCTGTGACAGCCTCCGGGAGAAAGAGAAAAAATGGCTCATAATATGACTGAAGAGGAAATCATTGGTCTTGTAGAAAGCGAGATCAACGGCTCCTCGGACTACATGGATTCCGAGATAAGCTCCCAGCGCGAACGCTCCATGGAGTATTTCTATGGAGAACCGTTTGGCAACGAGGAAGACGGACGTAGTCAAGTCGTAGTCACCGATGTTCAAGACACCCTGATGTGGATGATGCCCAGCCTGATGCGCATCTTCACCGCTGGAGACAGGGTGGTCAAGTTTGTACCAGAGGGTCCAGAGGACGAGGACACCGCAGAACAGGCTACCAAGTACGTAAATCACGTGTTCTACAAGCAGAATGACGGGTTTATGGTGCTATATAATATGTTCCTTGACGCGCTAATGCAAAAAGTTGGTATCGTCAAACACTACTGGGAAGAGGTCGAAAAGACCACCACAGAGTCATATCAGAACCTTACAGAGCAGGAATACTCCCTGCTTCAGCAAGATGACGAGCTAGAAGTCGTAGAACATCAAGAAAATGTAACGATCACTGAACAGGCTGACCCGTTTACCGGAGACATAGTGCAGGTCGAAGAGGTCTTCCACGATGTCACCTTTGCAAGGACATCGATGGAGGGCAAGGTCACCATTGAAAACGTACCACCGGAAGAGTTCCTGATTAACCGTGGTGCCAAGACGTTAGAAGATGCTCGGTTCATTTGTCATCGTTCGCACAAGTCCAAAAGCGAACTGCTCCAGATGGGATTTGATCCGGATGTGGTGGAAGACCTCCC